TCACTTTTCCCCGCGTTTTTCACTTTGCGCGGAAGTGTTTGCAACGTTCTGTTCCTGTTCTATTCCCACGACCGCTGCCCGACGCTGAGTCGCCCGCGTGTAATGCTCGACTTCCTTGAGCGATACATGCCCGGTCCAGGCCGCGATCTGGTGGGTCGTCGCGCCCGCCTCGGCCAGGGCCACGGCCCGCGCCTTTCGCAGCCCGTGGGCGCTTTTCTCGATTCCGGCCATGCGGGCCGATTCCCGGATCAGCGTTCCCAGCGCCTTTGAGGAGCGCGTCTGGCCATGCGCGGTCGCCAGATAGGTCATGTGGCCGCCAGAGGCCGCCTCGATGGCTCTGTGCATCTTCTCCCGATCCTCGGCCAGCTTCGCGGCCCATGCGGGCAGGGGGCAGGTCCAGGGGATGTAGGCCGGATCGCGCGTCTTGGACTGACGAAAGGTCAGGACGCCGCCGCGATCCACCATGCCCGGTCCGAGGTGCACGGCATCGGAAAGCCGGGCCCCCGTCCAGTGCATCAACTCGAATGCCAGGCGCGGCACCGTGCCGACCGGCCAGCGTTCGCGGTACGCATCGACTTCATCCGGCGTCCATGGCGGGTGACCGGTGGTCTTGCGCCTCTTTGGCGCGCGGACACCGACGGTGGGATCGAGATCGAGCAGCGCCGCGGCCATGCCATGGCCAGCAAGGAATCGCCACGCTTTCAGCCTGTCGACCGGGCTTGCCGCTTCGATCACGTTCTTCTGGACGTGTTTGGGGCGCAGCCCTTTGGCTGGCGCGTCGCCAGCCGTTTTGGTGATGGTGTCGAAGTGCCGATGCAGGGTGGCCCGGTAGACATCGCTCAGGGCCTTGAAGGCATCGGAGCGCATCGCGGCTTCGGCCAGCGCGCCGACCGTTCCGGCGGGTCTCCCTTTCTGCTTCGGTGCGGCCCGTCTGGCCTCGGCGTATGCTGTCAGGAAGTCCGGGTGGTCGTGCGGCAGGTTGGGCAGCGGCACCAGCGGCTGCCCCTTGGTGCGGTAATAGGTGTAGACCTTGCCTCTGCGCCGGACCACGAAGATGCCGGTCAAGCTCACGACGCCACGCCGAAGGCTCGGTCGCACGCCCCTTCCTCCCTGTCCGATTCCTCGCCCCGCTCCAGGTTGTCCGCAAAGGCATCGAGGTCGAAGCGATCATAGAGGCGTTTGCCACGAAGCGGCAGGGTTTGAATGCCCAACTTGCGCAAGGTGCTTTCCGAGACCCCAAGATAGTGCGCCGCCTGCGGGGCTGGCATCAGGCGGGGCGCGAAATCACGCGTGATCGCCATCGGTCCCACCCTCCCTGCTGATCGCGCCAATCCCTCCGCATCGCGGGCAGGTCGGACAGGGCGGTACCTCGGCCGTCCGGCCTTCCAGCTTATCGACGCGGGCCTGCAACTCGGCGAGTTCGGCGGTCAGGCCCGCCAGCTCGTCGCAATTGTGCCGGGCGAGGCTCTCGATTTCCTCGATCCGGTCGGGGGTGGTTTGCGGCATCACGCGGCCTCCTGTCTTGCGTCGCCGCCCCATTGGCTGGCCGCAGCGGCGGCGAGGCCCTCGAAGGTGCGGCTGCGGCTCTTCCAGCGGTCGGGGCCGGGCGAGGCCCGGTGGACCGCGCTCCAGCGCTTGTGCGCCTCGGTGCCGGGCGCGGGCGGGGTCAGGCGGTCGTCGGTGGCGCTCAGGGGCGAGAGGCCGCGCAGATAGAGCCCTGTGGCCTTGAAGAAGGGCTCGCCGAACCACCAGGGCTGGACGATCTGCGGTTTCGGCAGATCGCGGGGCAGGCGGGCGCGGCCATGCGGGTGCATCACCGGGTTCTCGACCGCGACGCGCGGGATCGGCGCCCGCCAGCAGGCCGAGAAGAGCGCCGCCCCCTCGTCGAGCAGCCGCCACATGATGGCGCGGCGGGCCTCTTCGGGCAGGTCGGGCCAGGCGGCGCGCTCGTCCGGACGCGCCTCGGCCGGGGCGTTGGTCGGCGGCACATGCAGCCAGCGCACGCCCGAATTGCAGAGCCGGGTGCAGGGAGGATGCATCACCGCGAGCAGATCCCAGCCCAGATCCAGCACGTCGCGGATATCGCAGATCATGTGGCGGTTGGTGGCGTCCTCTGCGGGCAGCAGATCGCAGGACCAGACATCGTGCCCACGCGCGGCGAAGGCCCGGCGCATCACGCCCGAGGTCTCGCAGCCGATCAGGATGCGGAGGGGGGCCGACATTCGGCTCAAACCAGGCTGAAGCGCGCTCGCCGCGCGGGCTCGGGTTCGGGCTGGGGCTCGGGCGGGCGCGGGCGGATCGTGACGAACAGAACCTCGCCCATGTTGATCGCCCCCATGGGGAGGAAGAACCAGCTCAACGGGCCGGTTGCGCGGTCTTGCGTCTTCAGCTCTTCCAGCGCGCCGAAGACGGCCGATTTCGCCGCGATCCATTCGACGATATCGCCTCCCTTGATCGAGAATTTCAGGATCCAGTCCGGTTCGGGGGCCCGGCCCGCCGGGTCTCGCGGCTGGTCGGTGGCGGTGATGTCGTCGGACATGAGGTGTTCCTTGCGGTTTCAGGCGAAGGGGCAGCGGCGGGCGGCCGCGTCCATCCAGGTGCGGGCGGCGTCGGCCTCGTCCCGACCGAGGGCGGCGAGGCCGAAGAGCTGGATCTCGTATCCTGCCCGTGCGGGATCGTCGGGCGCGGGCTGGGCGATGCCCCGGCGGCGCAGCGCGCCGCGGATCGCGGCCAGTTGCACCTCGGGGGCGGCGGACCGCCATTCGGCGACGAAATCGGCCAGTTCCGGGGCGATGGCGAGGATCGTGCCCATCAGAGACTTCCGTGGGCGATTTCGGCCAGCGTGAGGCCGCCCCAGGCCGAGCCGACGAAGAGCGCGCCGATCAGGGCGCCCAGCAGCGCGTCGCGCCAGGTGCCGAAGCCGTAGGTTGCGGGAAGGTCGGGGATTTTGGGCATGCGGGGCATGGGGTCCTCCGGGTCTGGGCATGGGATGAGGGCCGACGCGCGGCCCGCACCGATGCTCAGAGACCGGCGTTCTCGCTATCGTCGCCCTCGGTCTCGCCCGGATCGGCGGGCTCGGGATCGGCGGCCTCGACCTCCTTCGGGTCGGTGCCGGTGGGGGCGCGGTAATAGATGCAGCCCGGGGCGTGGGTGCGCTGAAAGGCGTTGGTGCCCGCGATGGCGGCGAAGCAGTCCGCGCCATCGGCCGAGGGCTGCCGGATCGCCGACAGATCCTCGGTGGCATTGACGGCGGCGAGCGCAGGCGCGGCCAGCAGGGCCAGGGCGGCGGTGGTCAGGATGGTCTTCATGGGTCTCCCCTTTCCGATTGTGGTGAGGGGGAGTATGGGTGTGAAAAATCACATCGGCAACGGAAACAGTGTGAAATTTCACGCTTGTCAGGCGTTCACAAATGTTCCAGCATCCCTAGGATGTCGGGTTGCGAGAGTGAATTTTCACACCTTCAGGAGGTGGCGGCGCTTATTGCTTTGCGCCGGGCGCGACGGGAAACGAGCGAATCGCGGTTTCTAGCTGCGCTTGAGCATCTTCGTCGTATTCAGAGAGAAGAGATGTCAGACTCTCACGAAGCTGCGGGCGACGCCCCAAGCCCATCATCTCCCCGGGATCCCGTCCCAAAGCGGCGCTGAGAGCAAAGACGGTTGAGAGCTTCGGGCTAACGACGCGACATTCCTTTATGTCGGTTACGGCGCGGCGGTTGAGGCCAGCCCTTCGCGACAGTTCGGCTTCGGTCATCCCGGACTCCCGCAAGGCGGTCAGCAGGTTGCTGCGAAAGGTCTCATTCTCGTCCATGGTGAGAAGTTTACCGCGCGACAAATTGGAGCGCGAATGTGAAATTTCCCGTTGATACGTGTGAAAAATCACACTAGCGTGCTTTGCCATGAGTACCGCCGATCAACTTAGATCCGAGATTGAGGCCACCGCTGAATTGCTCGGAATCGCGCCGAGCACAGTGGGAGAGCGGGCAGGGCAAGGCGGGCGCTTCTACCGCCGTCTTTGTGAGGGAAGGCGCGTTTGGCCAGAGACGGCGAATGCAGTTCGGGTTCGTCTCTCGGAAATGCGGAACGGGCTCGCTTCTTCAGAGGACACCCCATGCTGACAGTCTCCGCCCCATCGATTTCGCCCCCGAGTCATTTTGCACGAAGCCACCATAGGGATGTCGCTATGCAAAAGTCCTTCCAGAATTTGCGCGACCCGCAGGAGCGGGAGCGGAAGTGGTTCGCCTCGCTTCTGTGGCGGTCTTTCCCCGAAGCAACGAGCGAGGCCGAGCTGGCCGACCTGGTGGCCGAGGCGCTGAACACGGCGCAGCGGCCGGTGAACCCGCGCACGGTGCGGAACTGGCTGCGGTCCGAGAACGCGCCGGGGCTGCATTACGTCCTGGCGGTGCTGGCGCTGGCGGGCGCCGAGACCGTCTTCGAACTCTTCGACCCGGAGCAAACGGCATGACACTGGCAATTCGGATCTACTGGCGCGTCGCCGGACGCTTCAATCAGGTGCGCGCGGGCAGAGCCCGCGCCGCGGCCCGGGTTTTCGAGGCGCGGGCGGAAAAGTTTTTGGCGCGGTTCAAGGGGGGGCGGGCGTGACCGGCCCGATCCCGCTCGACAGCTTCACCGCCGGGCTGCGGCCCCCGATGAAGGAGACCGCCGAGGATGAGGCGGTGCGCGAAAAAACCTACCGGGTCGCGGCCGACGAGCTGCGGGGCTTCATCGAACGCTTCGAGGCGCTGGCCGAAGAGAAGGCCCAGATCGGCGATCAGCAGAAAGAGGTGATGGCCGCCGCCAAGGCGCGTGGCTACGACACCAAGGCCCTGCGCCGGATCATCGCGCTGCGCAAGCGGCACGCGGACGACATCGCCGAGGAAGAGGCGGTCCTGCAGCTCTATCGCGAGGCCCTGGGGATGTGATGGCCACGCGGATTTACACCGACCTCACGATCCGCGGCACGACCTATCCCGATGCGGCCACCGCCGCCCGCGCGCTGGGGGTGACGCCCGAGGCGGTGCGCTCGGCTGCGCGCAAGGGGCGGCTCGACCGGGTCGGCGCGGGCCGCAAGGGGGCCGAGCCGATGCCGGTCAGGATCCGGGGCGAGGTCTTCACGGATGCCCATGCCGCCGCCGCCCGCTTCGGGGTGACGCCGCAGGCGGTCTGGAAGGCGCTCGCCGATGGCGATCCCGACCGGATCGGCCGGCCGCAGCGCCGCCCCGGCCGCGACCCGCATCCCGTCGAGATCGGGGGCCTGCGCTTTGCCTCGCAGCGCAAGGCAAGCCGGGCGCTGGGGTTCTCTGACGACTATCTCTCCCATGCCCTGACCCGGGGCGGCCGCGCCGCCCGCGAACGCATTCTGGCCGCCGCAATGGCGCTCAGCGCCCGGCAGGCCAGCCCCCGCACATCGTCACCGACCGGGTCCGCAGGCCCGGACCAGATGGAGGAGCTTCACCATGGATAGCCCAGATCCCCTGCGCCCGGACGGGGCGCCCGCGTGATGGCCGCGCGTCGCCATCTGGCCCCGGTCGAGACCGGCGGGCTGCCGGATTACCCGATTTCCAGCGAGGACCGGCTCGATTCCCATTTCTTCGTGCAATGGAACCTCAAGCGCTGGCGCAAGAGCAAGTTCCGCCAGCTGGCCGAGCCCGAGGTCGGCTGGTACGGCTTCCTGCTGATCTGCGAGGCCCATGACGAGACCCCGGTGGGCACGCTGCCGACCGACGAACGCCTGCTGGCCAAGGCGCTGGGGATCACGGTCGACCGCTGGCACCAGATCTGCGAGCGCGAGATGACGCCGCTGCATGGCTGGTCGCGGGTGCGCTGCGACAATGGCGAGATCCGGCTGGCGCATCCGGTGGTGACCGAGGTCGCGGTCGAGGCGCTGGCCAGCAGCCGCCGCAACCGCGCCGAGGCCGAACAGCGCCGCCGCAACAAGCGGCTGAAGGATCTGCGCGAGATGATCGAGAAACGGATCGGGGCCGGGCAGCTTCTGCGCGGGCCGCAATTCCTCGACCGTTTCGACGACTGGCTGGCCGAGCGCTACCCCGAAACCCAGCGCCGCGAAGGCTTCATCCGCCAGGCGCTGGACGAGTTCACCGCGGAGATGGCCCGATGAGCCGGTCAGGTTCGATCTGTGACATTCTGTTACCGTCACAGAATATTCCGGAACAATCACGGAAAATCACGGAACCGGACGGAAAAGTCACGGAATTTTCCGTGTTTCCGCCGGGCGATCCCCTTTTTTTGCGCCGTTTCCGTCACCGCTGAAAGGAGAGGAAACGAGAAGAAACGAGAAGAGAAAACTGGTCGCGCCGCCCCGGACGGGGGCGCGGAGGGCCAGGCGGGGCGAGGCTGAGAAGAGGAAAGCGGCGATGGACGCGAAGGAACAGGCCGAGGGCGAAAAGCGGGTGCGGGATCTGCTGATCGGGCCGCTGCTGCGGCGCGGGCTGGTGAAGCCGGGCGCGATGACGAAGGCGCAGTTCGAGGAGATGCTGGCCGATCTCGCGAAGCGGCTGGCCTACATGAGCGCGCCGAACCTCGCCGCGCTCGAGGAGATGGCGGCGGCCGCCCCCGGCGGCAAGGACCGTGACCGCTTCCCCATCGCCAATGCGATCCTGAAGGCGGCGACGCAGATCCAGCCGCCCGCCGACGATGCCTCGCCGCTGATCCGGGCGGTCTTTGCCCATGCGGTCGGGCGGCAGGCGCTGGCCGAGGGCTGGGCGCCGGAACTGCTGGACGATCTGCGCCACAACCGCCGCTGGCCGGGCAGCTATGCGCTGGGGCAGATCCGCCAGGCGGCGGGTGAGGCGCTGCGCCGCCACGCGCATCTGGCGGGCGCCGATCCGGCCCGCCTCGATCCGGCCGAGGCGGCCTGGCTGCGCGACCGCGAGGCGCGCCTCGCCCGCTGCCGCCGGATCGCCGATCTCGCGGGGGCTGCGACATGAGCGTCCGGGCGATCCAGGGCAAGGGCGTGAACCGCGCGCGCGTGATCTGCGACGGCTGCGGCCGCGAGGAGGTGGTGACCTGCAATTACCTGCGGCGGCCGGGCCAGGCCTGGGCGCCGGACGAGGGGCAGACGAGGCGGAAAATGATCGGGCGGGGCTGGGCCGAGGTGAAAGGCAAGCTGCACTGCCCGGGCTGCGAGGCGAAACGAAAGGCGACAGGCATGACGAAGACGACGACGAAACCGGCCCCGGCGCCGAAACCCGACGAGGCGCTGCGGCACCCGACCCGGGCGCAGAAGCGCGAGATCATGGATCTGCTGGAAGAGGTCTATGACACCGCAGCGGAACGCTACCGGCAGGGGGACACCGACGCGACGGTGGCCGAGGTGCTGGGGGTGATGCCGGGCTGGGTGGCCGAGATCCGGGATGCGTTCTTCGGGCCCGATGGCGGCAACGAGGACATCGCGGCGGCGCTCGGCCGGATGGAGGCGCTGGAACGCGACATGCGGGCGGTGGCCGACGAGGCGGCGCGGCAGCGGGCGGCGGCCGAGAAGAAGCTGGCCGAGCTGTCGGTCCTGAAGGTCGAGCTCGACCGGATCCGGGTGGCGGTGGGGCCGCGGGCTCTGCGCAAGGCCGGGGTCGCGGCATGACGGCGGTGGCCCGGGTGAGGGTGCCGCCCGCGCCCCGGACCCGGCGCGCGATGCCGGTGCGGGCGGCGCTGGAATGGGCCTTCGGCACCGAATGCGCCCGGCTCGACCATGACGAGATCGAGGCGGTCGGCGGCACCGGCTGGCGGTCCTATGGCATGGAATATGTCGCCCTCGAACGCGCCCAGCTGGGCACCCGGGTCGACACGAGCCGCGGCCGGTCGAGCCCGCATGACGATGCCGAGCTGATCGCGACGGTGGTCCGGAACGTGCTGCCCTGGTACGCCGCGACGCTGGTTGCCGACCTCGCCCGGGCGGGCCGCACCCCCGACTGGATGCCCGACGCCCGTCCGCATTGCGTTCCGGTCAAGTGGCGGCCGAGCCCGGCAGGGCCGCGCGCCGCGCAGGACTTCGGCGACACTTGGCGATACCGGGCCGGGCGCGGTCGGAACGGCAACAAGCTGGTCGAGTTGCGCGCGCCGTGCTGCCCGGTGACCTACTATCCTACCGCCGGTCAGATCGCATCGGCTCGGCGCGCCTGGCTCGACTGGTACGGCTACCTTCTGGAGGTCCGGTGTGCGCTCGAAGCTGCCGGACTGCGCAGTCTCCGCCTGACCGACGACATGCCGCCGATGACCCCGTGGAAAAATTCTTCTTGACTATTTAGGCATCCATGATTGACAAACGGTCAGCACCCAAGCTGCGCCCGTAGCGGATCCCCGCTGCGGGCGTTTTGTTTTGCGGTTGATCTTCGACATCTGGACGTAGACCAACCGGTGTGGTCACGATGCGGCCATGTCAGTAGAAAAATTGTCTGAGTCGCAGAAAGAAGAGTTCGGGAACTGGTTGCATTCTCGAACGCAGTTGATCGGCAAGTGCGCGATCTGCGGCGAGCGGAAGTGGGTTGTCCTGGACAACCTTCTGGAAGTGAAGCCGTTCCCTGATGAGAGTATGTGGGGAACGGGTCCAGTCTACACGTATGTCGGGCTGATGTGCTCGAACTGCGGAAACACCCATTTCTTGAACGCTGTGTTGTCCGGCGTACTCAAAGACAAGAATGGTAGCTCGCCTCAATCGGGGGGAGCAGGTGTCGACTGACCATTCCGAAACTCTAGAGGAGATGAGGCGCCGGGCGCTCGTTATTTCTCCGCAGAATAGCGCATTGCTTATCAACCGTCATATGGTCCGTGAGCAAAAGGTGGTCGGAGTGACAAAAGTTGATTTGGAAACCATTCGCGTATTCGATGGGATGTCGTCGTTCTGGGCCTCATTCGGAGTGTTCCTTCTGTCTGGTGCGGGCTGGGTTCTCGTTCAACAGGTTCTTGAGGCCGAAGCTCTGATCATCACTCCTCTAACGGCTGTTTGCCTGACTTGCGTCGCGTTCGGTGCGTTGTCACTGGGAGCGGGCGTGTATTTCCGCTCTAAGAAACGCGGGCGGATTGATCAGATATTCGATGAGGCCGAGCGGGCAGAAAAAGAAGCGGCCTCCAAAAAGCAATAGGTGTCGCGCTTTGGGCTCGGCCCATCTGCCGACAAACTTCCGGGAGGCCTCCCCCATGACGATCCGCAAGCTCTGCGCGGCCTCGGGCTGCGACGACCTCGCTGTGCCTGGCGCCGCGCTTTGCGAAGAGCACGAGGCCGAACGGATTGAGCGGAACCGCGCGCGGCGGGCGAAGGTGAAGACGGCCGAAGAGATCCGGCGCCGCGCGAAGCTCTATGCGAGCCCCGCCTGGAAGACCGCGCGGGCGGCCTTCCTTGAGGTCCATCCGCTCTGCGCCGATTGCGCGGGGCTGGGACTGGTGACCCCGGCGACCGAGGTCGATCACATCGCCCGCCACGAGGGCGACCGCGCCCGGTTCTGGGATCGCTCGAACTGGCAGGCGCTCTGCAAGAGCTGCCACAGCCGCAAGACCGCCCGCGAGGTGCTGGGGCGCAACTGACACCGGGGGGTGTCCAAAAATCCGGGGCCCCCCTCGGGAACCGCGCATGGGAGCTTTCCTGTTGCGCGGGCCGAATTGGCAAAAAAAGCCCACGAACATAAGCCCCCGAGACAAAAACAGAGGGAGGTCCGATGCGCGGTCAGAAGCCGAAGCTCGACAATGTCGTGCCGATGAAGGCCGACCAGACGGCGCCCGTGCCCGAGGCGCCCGGCTGGATGAGCGCCGAGGGGCGCGACGCCTGGGACCGGCTCGCGCCGGTGCTGGCGGCCAGGCGGCGGCTCGATCCGGCCTATGAGGATCCGTTTGCGATCTATTGCGAGGCGGTGGCCGATGTCATCCGCTTCACCGGCGATATCGCGGCCTTCGGCAGCTGGTACGAGGTCGCGACCCGGAACGGGCGGCAGCAGAAGAAGCGCGCGGTCTGGGGCCAGCGCCAGGACGCCATTGCCACCATGAACCAGCTCGCCGCGCGGTTCGGC